TGTTCAGCGTCGTAACAGAATCACTCGTCTGTTGGTGGACTGGGGTCTGATCTCTGTGATTAAGGAAGAAAGCATCATGGATATTGCTCCTCTAAACCAAATCAAAGTCCTGCCTTATCGTGATAAGAACGAGTGGACTCTGGAGCAGAAGTACAACATTGGCAAGAAGGGGAAAACCGAAGAATCCTGACGGGTTTCCACATTGCCTTTTTCAAGCGAAGTCTTATAATTATATTGTGAGCGCCGAAAGGGTTCACAATTTACACTCGCTTAAAAAGGAGAAACACCATGGGATCTATGGGTCAACTCGCACGATACCGTTCAGGTGATATCGATTCCTTCCTTAAGGACATCGATCGTTACTCGATTGGTCTGGATAGAATGTTCAATCATCTCGGTTCCCTTAACCAGGATGTGAATTATCCACCTTACAACCTCGTCAAACTGGACGAGAATACGTTTAGTCTGGAACTTGCCCTCGCAGGATTTAAAGAGGATGAAGTCAAGGTCTACACTGAACAAAGTCAACTCGTTGTTGAAGCAGCAAAGGCAGACGCAGACAAACGCGAATATGTTCATCGCGGTCTTGCTGCTCGTTCCTTCACTCGCACTTGGACACTCTCTGAGGATGTGGAAGTCAAAGAAGTGAAGTTTGAACACGGGGTTCTTTCAGTGTCCTTGGTTCGCATCATTCCAGAGAATCACAAACGTTTCTTGTGGTTTGGTAAGGATGACCAATAAATAAAACTGAATATCGTCGGCGCGGGGAGCAACTGGCAAAATCCAGTTGCCTTCCCCCCTTTTTTATGCTATTATATACAGGAGAACGAATTAGAAAATGACGGTCAAATTAGTCCTTTTGAAATCTGGTGAAGATGTCGTTGCTGATGTCGCAGAGATGTGTGTTGGTGAGGCAAAAGCAGTCGTTGGTTATTTCTTGAAGCAACCTTGCAGAGTTCGACTATTTGCAACGGAGGAAAACGAAAGTTCGATCAAAATCTCACCTTGGGTTCCTCTTAGTAAAGATGACACTATTCCTGTTCCAACTGATTGGGTTGTAAGTATCGTTGACCCAATTGATCAAGTTCTTACACTTTACCAAAACTCACTTAAGAAATATGGAAAACCTGAAGGTCCTGGTGCTGAGCAACCTGAATTTACTGACGCAGATTGAAGAGGTCTCTGCTGAGCTTGGATCACCAGATTGCAAACTGACCGAACCCTTCATCATAACTGCAGATGGGAATTTGATTCCTTGGTTGGTTGATCTTACCAATCAGAATACCTTCATGATTCACTCTGATAAGATCTTGACTATCGCTGATCCAACTGGTAAACTGAAAGACAAATACGAAGGTCTCCTGAAATAATGCGCTTTTACACCAACGTCCAACTGATTGGCAACGATGTTCTCGTCCGTGGATATGAAGGTGGTCAAAAGGTTATGTTTCGGGAGGAATATTCTCCCACTTTGTTTGTCAAGTCGAAACGAGAAACGGATTGGCAAACACTTGAGGGTGAGCATGTAGAACCCATCAAACCTGGCACCATTCGTGACTGTCGGGAATTCTTCCGCAAGTATGATGAAGTGGAAGGATTTAAGATTTATGGAAACGAGAGATACATCTATCAATACATCTCTGATAAGTATCCTGAGGATGAGATTAAGTTTGACATCTCTAAGATCGATCTGGTAACCATTGACATTGAGGTGAAGTCTGAGCAGGGATTCCCCGACCCAGAGCACTGTAATGAAGAGATGTTGACCATCTCCATTCAGGACTATTCCACCAAGAAGATTATTACCTGGGGTCGTTATCCTTACACTCCATCTCAGGATAATGTGACTTATCATCACCACCCCGAGGAAGCGGAAATGCTCAATGCTTTCCTTTATTGGTGGTCCAATAATTATCCAGAAGTTGTCACTGGTTGGAACACACGTCTTTACGATATTCCTTACATTTGTGGTCGCATTGATCGAGTGCTCGGACCTAAGAAGGTCCGAATGCTTTCTCCTTGGGGTCGTGTGAGTGGAGAAGAGATTCACATCTCTGGACGTAAGTACAATGTCTTTGAGATTGCTGGAATCACCAGTCTCGATTACTTGGAACTTTATAAGAAGTTTACTTACACCAATCGTGAGTCTTATCGATTGGACTTTATTGCTGATGTTGAACTCGGTCAGAAGAAGTTGGACCACTCTGAGTTCGACACCTTCAAAGACTTTTACACAGGGAACTGGAAGAAGTTCGTTGATTACAACATCGTTGACGTGGAACTGGTTGACAGACTGGAGGACAAACTTCGTCTGATTGAATTGGTCATCACGATGGCATTTGATGCCAAGGTGAACTTTGTTGATCCAATGTTCCAGGTCCGTCTGTGGGATACCATCATTTACAATTATCTTAAAAAGAAGAAGATCGTTGTTCCTCCAAAGGACAGGAGTGATAAGGATGAGAAGTTTGCTGGTGCTTATGTGAAGGAACCTAAACCAGGAAAGTATGACTGGGTTGTATCCTTTGACCTTAACTCTCTTTATCCTCACCTGATCATGCAGTACAACATTTCACCAGAGACACTGGTGGATGATCGTCATCCGACTGCAACTGTTGATCGCATCCTGAATGAGGAAATCAACTTTGAATTGTACAAAGATTATGCTGTCTGTGCCAACGGGGCAATGTTCCGTAAGGACGTGAAGGGATTCATGCCTGAGTTGATGGAGAAGATGTACGCTGAACGTAAGGCATTTAAGAAGGAGATGCTTAAGTGCAAGCAGAAGTTGGTTGACATCGAATCGAAACTCAAAGGCAACAAAGATCCCGTTCTTCTGAAGCAAAAGGATCAAACGGTTAAGGACATTGCCAAGTTTCACAACTTTCAGATGGTTCGTAAGATCTGTCTGAACAGTTGTTATGGTGCCATCGGTAACGCTTACTTCCGTTACTTCAAACTTGCCAATGCAGAAGCAATCACTTTGTCTGGTCAGACTTCAATCCGCTGGATTGAAAAGAAGATGAATGATTATCTCAACAATCTTCTCAAGACCGAGAATGGTGATTACGTTATTGCTTCTGACACTGACTCGATTTATTTGAATTTCGGTCCCGTTGTGGATAAGTTTCTCTCTAAGTTTTCTGATGACAAAGAGAAGACTGTAACCATGATCAACAAGATCTGTGAGGATCAGTTGGAACCTTACATCGACAAGTGTTACACACGCCTTGCTGAATATGTGAACGCTTACGATCAGAAGATGCAGATGAAGCGAGAGAACATTGCTGACCGTGGCATCTGGACAGCGAAGAAGCGTTACATCTTGAATGTGTGGGACAGTGAGGGTGTTCGTTATGAGGAACCCAAACTGAAGATCATGGGCATTGAGGCAGTGAAGTCATCCACTCCTGCTCCCTGCCGCACAATGATTAAGGACGCACTCAAACTAATGATGAGTGCAACTGAGGATGAGGTTATCGATTACATTGAACAAGCAAGAATCAAGTTTAAGAAGATGACACCAGAGGAGATTGCCTTCCCGCGCTCAGTTTCCGATGTGAACAAACACAAGAACAATGCGACGATCTATGGCAAAGGTTGCCCAATGCATGTTCGTGGAGCATTGCTTCACAATCATTATGTAAAAAAGAAAGGTCTTGAGAATAAATATTCAATGATTAATAATGGGGACAAAATTAAGTTTGTCCAATTGAAGAAACCAAATCCCATGGGGGAGAACGTGATCTCCTTTGCTTCAGATTTTCCAAGGGAACTCGGTCTTCAACAATACATTGATTATGACTTACAATTTAACAAGGCATTCCTAGAACCTGTCAAGGTTATCTTGGATGCGATTGGATGGAATGTTGAAAAAACGGTAAACCTTGAATTATTTTTTGGATAATGGATTTCCTTAAAGACATCGTAAAAGAGATTGGTGGCGAGTACACCCAACTCGCTTCAGACATCGACGAGACTGAAACTTATGTTGACACGGGTAGTTACATTTTTAACGCACTGGTTTCAGGTAGCATATTTGGTGGTGTATCTGGGAATAAGATTACTGCTATTGCTGGTGAGTCTTCTACTGGAAAGACTTTCTTCTCTCTCGCTGTTGTTAAAAACTTTCTGGATTCTAATCCTGA